TTTGCTCCAGCAGGTTTAAACAGAGGAAGTTTAACTACTGTGTCAGAGCCATACTCTAGGTTAACTCACGCAGAGAGAGACGAATTGTATGAAGGTAAAGTTAACCCAATTGCAATATTCCCTCAGGTAGGTGTATGTGTTTGGGGTCAAAAAACTCTACAAACTAAACCATCTGCATTAGACAGAATTAACGTTAGAAGGTTGTTAATAAAACTTAAAAAGTTCATCGCATCTTCTACAAGATATTTAGTATTTGAAAACAACACTACTGCAACAAGAAATAGATTCTTAAACATTGTTAATCCATATCTTGAAACAGTACAACAGCAACAAGGTTTATTCGCGTTCAAAGTTGTAATGGACGAGACTAACAACACTCCAGATGTAATTGATAGAAATCAAATGAAGGGTGAAATATTCTTACAGCCTGCAAAAGCTGCAGAATTTATCATTGTAGACTTCAACATCTTGAGAACTGGTGCTTCTTTCGAAGAATAAAATTTAGAAAAGGTGATATTTATATATAGAGGAGAAAATTAAATGGCAAATCTAGTCGACCCAAATGAAATAATGTTTACGGCCTTTGAGCCAAAACAGCAAAATAGATTTATATTCTATATTGATGGTATACCAGCGTATCTTATCAAAACAGCTGCAAGGCCAGTACTTACAACAGAGACTGTAGAATTACAACACATCAATGTTTCTAGGTACGTGAAAGGTAAGAGTACTTGGGGCCCAATTAGTTTAACGCTTTACGATCCGATCGTTCCTTCAGGTGCACAATCTGTAATGGAATGGGTAAGATTACACCACGAATCTGTAACAGGTAGAGATGGTTATGCAGACTTCTATAAGAAGGATGTAACAATCAATGTACTTGGACCGGTAGGTGATAAAGTAGAAGAGTGGACAGGAAAAGGTGCATATATCACAAGTGCTGACTTTGGACCAATTGACTGGACTGCTACAAACGCTGTGAATGAAATTACGATGGAAATACAGTGTGACTATTGGATCTTACAGTTCTAATAATACCTCTAAATATACAACAAAAATTAGGCCCTATAACTTAGGGTCTTTTTTTGACTTATTTTTTGCGGAAATATATATTTATATATGTTATACAAAATAGAGGAGAAACGTTATGTCAGGTAAAGTAGTAGACCCAGATTATCCAGGACAGGATAGATTAACAGATCAAGAAATTAAAAATCTAGCAATTCAAGAGGCAGGTGCTGTAGTAGAAAATGCTGCAAAGAATTATCCGTTTCCAACAGAGACGATAGAATTACCTAGTATGGGATTGTTGTACCCAGAGTCAAACCCACTATCTTCAGGAAAGGTAGATGTTAAATATATGACTGCAAAAGAAGAAGATATTCTTACTTCTCAAAACCTTATTAAGAATGGTACAGTTATTGATGTATTATTAAGATCGTTGATTGTTAGTCCTATAAATTACAATGATTTATTGGTTGGTGATAAGAATGCTATAATGATAGCGGCAAGGGTATTAGCCTATGGTAAAGACTATGAGGTAGAACTGACTAATCCAAAGACAGGACACGTTCAAAAAGAAAATATAGACCTTACTCTATTTAGAAATACCGGGTTTGATACTGAAAACTTTGAGAAAGGAGCAAATAAGTTTTCTTTTAAATTACCAGCGTCTAAAAGAATGATTGAATTCAAGCTTTTAACACATGGTGATGATAAAAAGATAGCAGATTCTATAAAGGCTGCTAAAAAGGCTTCAAACAGGATATCCGGTGTGTCACCTGAACTAAGCACTAGGTTAAAACACATGATATTATCGGTAGATGGCGAAACAGATAGAATAAAAATATCTAAATTTGTAGATAACGAATTCTTATCTAGAGACTCTATGGCTTTCAGAGAAAGAGTAAAAGAGGTTTCTCCTGATATTAACCTTACCTATTCTTATTATGGTGAGGATGATGGTGAAGAGCACGAAGTGGCTCTGCCAATGACCGTCAAGTTTTTTTGGCCTGGGTCCTGATTACAGGGCCGTTCTACACAAGCTATTATTTGACATGGCATACTACTCACAAGGGGGTTTCACGTGGTCGGACCTATACACCATGCCAGTACACCTCAGAAGATTCTATCTTGACAAACTTAGTGAAGTTAAGAAGAAAGAGAAAGAAGAGGTTGATAAAATGAAGTCTAGACAAAAAACACCTAGACCAAGAGCACCCCGAAAGAGATAAAACTCTAACTTTCTGATATTTATATATGATAAATTATGAAAATCAGGAGACGATAAATGACTGAAAAAGAACTTCGCAAAAAAATCAGAAAAGAAGTACGTGAAACTCTAGCAGAAGAGAATATAATTACTAGAGTTCTAGGTAAAGTTTTTGATGGTATGAGTAGGGCAGCACAAAAACGAGCTCTTAAAAAAATGCTAAAAACTCCGGAACTTGTAGATTTAATGAAATCTGCAGATAATCCAGTAACAAATTCTTATATAGATAAAATAAAAAATCTATAGTATAGTACATGGCAAACTACGAATCTATAAAAAAGGCTAATGATGAGCAAAAAAGGCTCAATAAAAACCTTGAAGATGCAGAGAGAAGAATTGGAACAATGTATTCCAAGTATAATGACTTTGCAGACAAAAGGACAAAAGAGGCACGCGACTATAAAAAGGCTCTCGACGCCCAAGAAAAAGCACTAGATACAATAGCTGAAAAAGTAGATGAACAAAAAGAAAAAGTTAAAGAAATTGCCGAGGAATACAAAGAACAGCTAAAAACAACTAGCAAAATAAAGGGTCTAGAAAAAGATATTACAGACTTTGCGAAGGAGCAATCTGTACAAGCCAATGCAATTGCAGGATTTGACCAAACAGCCCTACTAACGGCAAAAGCTAAAGAAGCTGCTGACACGGGAAGAATTGGAAAAGCAAATGCAATATTAGAAATAGCATCATTAGAAAGAGACCTAATGAAGGAAGTTCTAGATGGAAATCTAGACGTAGAAGCAGCTCAAACCAGACAGGCAGAAATTCAAGCAGATTTAGCGTCAGAATATGATTTAACGGGTGATGAAATAGATTCAATCAGTGGTTTAATGACTGATCAAATAGCAAATGCTTCAATGTTAAATAACGAGTTAGCTGCAACAAACTCTTTAGGGATAAGTAGAAGAGATATACTTAAACAACAGCAAGAAGCTTTAGATGAGCAATCTGCCATGTTAGATGGTATAAAGAAGAAAGCTACCGCCTTCATAGGCGTATTTAGTAACGGTTTCCTAGCGTTTGGTGCCGTATCTAAATTTTTAGCAAATCAAGTAATAAGTACCAGAGACTTAGCCAAAAATCTAGGCGTTAGTACTGGAGAAGCATTTAAGCTTACTAAACAAACTAAGATATTAAACGCACAATTTGCTGGAACAGGGATGGACTTCACAGAGGCTCAAGCCCAAATGGTAGAACAAGCATCTGATCTTAACGAAGTTACGATGGCAAACGTTAAAGCTGTAGGTATCATGTCGGAAAGATTTGGTATGAGTGCATCTGAAGCAGCAAAACTGAGAAAGATACAGTTAGAGATAACTGGTGGTAGTGAAGAGTCAGCCGATGCTTTAACTGCGGGTGCAATTGCCTTAGCAGAAGCAAATGACGTGGCTCCAGGAGCAGTGCTTTCAGATATGGCAGCAAATAGTGAAGAATTTGCAAGATTCGGAGCTGAAGGCGCAAAAAGAATGGCACTAACTGCAGTTGCAACTAAAAAAGTAGGCATTGAAATGTCTTCACTAGTTTCTGCTAGTAGAGGGTTATTAGATATAGAAAACTCATTGACTGCCGAAATGGAAGCAGAGGTATTGTTAGGTAGAGAACTTAACCTAGAGACTGCAAGACGAGCTGCCCTAGAAGGAGACCATTTAACCGTTCTTAAAGAATTGGCAAAAGAATTTGGTACTGTAGAAGAGTTCCAAAATTTATCGGTATTACAACAAGAGGCGGCCGCTGCAGCAGCTAATATGACCGTAGAAGAAATGACCAAGATGCTTGCCAATCAAGATAAAATAACCAAACTTAAAGGTGAAGAATTAGAGCACTTTAAAAAGACTGGAGAACTTGCAGCCGAGGCGGTTCCAATTGGTGAGAGAATAGCTGGTTTTGCAGCTGAAAACGTTAATTCAATTATTGCTGCAGTAGGAGCCTATGGTTCTATGAAACAGGCAATAGGCGATGTTTCAAAGACTGCTAAGAGTGGACTTGGAATAGTTAAAAAATTCTTAGGCATGGGAGACAAGGCGAAGACAATGGCGCCTGGATTAGACAAAGGTAAAGACCTAGTATCAAAAACAAAAGACATTGCACCAAAGCCTAAAGTAGATGCAGCAGCAAAAACGGCCGGTGGTGGAACAACCAGTTTTATGAAAGGCTTAGCAAAAATAGATATGAAAAAAGTCTTGATGGGTGCAGCCGCCATGGTTGTAGTTGCTGCAGCGGTATTTGTATTTGGTAAAGCGGTTCAAGAATTTATGAACGTGAGTTGGGAAGCAGTTGGAATGGCAGTTGTATCGATGCTGGCCTTGGTCGGAGCAGTTGCACTTCTAGGTGCTATTATGATGTCAGGCGTTGGAGCAGTTGCAATCCTAGCAGGAGCTGCAGCGATGTTAATAGTAGCTGCAGCAGTTTATGTCTTAGGAAAGGCTCTTCAAGAAATGGCGATTGCATTTGAAATGATGGGAGGAATGAGTGAACAACTGATAGGATTAGTTATGCTTGCACCTGCCTTGATTGGACTTGCCGCAGTGTTTACAATGCTAGGACTTTCTTTCCTACCTTTTGCTCTTGGATTGATGGCCATAACTCCGTTCCTTCCAACACTAATAGCGCTTGCCGCACTAGGAGATGGATTATCATCTGTGGCAGCAACGTTTGGTTTTGGCGGAGGAGAGAGTGAGGCTAATGGAGAAGCAGGAGCTGATGGTGCAGATGGTGATGATGGAAATGGAAGACTAGTAGAAAAGATGGATGAACTAATAGCAGCTGTTAAGCAAGGCGGTAATGTTGTACTAGATGGCAGAAAGGTTGGAGAAGTACAATTCTTAAACGCAGGACCAGCGGGAGCATAATATGGCAGAAGGACCAGAAATAAATAGATTTGAAACTACAGATTTGGCATCTTTCTATAAAAAGAATGGAAGTCAGTTTTCTGCCA